ATAGGGGTAGTGCGGGAACATATCGGGGCACAATCGGCCGCTACAAAATACAATGCCAAGCTGTATAAAAATGAAGCAACACCGCGCGGGATCTTGAAAGTTCCTGCTTTTTTAGATGAGAAGCCTAAAGAGAATGTTCGTAAGGAATGGAAAAGAGTAAACCAGGGCGAAAATATTGCGATCATCGACAATGGCTTAGAATATCAATCTATTTCTATGCCATTGCAAGAAGCTCAATTTGTCGAGTCTATGAAATTTAATAAAGCGCAAATTTCAATGATCTATAAAGTGCCGTTGCATAAACTCAACGAATTAGATAAAGCAACCTTCTCCAATATTGAGCATCAGTCTATTGAATATGTCAGGAATACTCTGCAGCCGTGGATCGTGAATTTTGAACAAGAACTCAACGTCAAATTATTTATGGATCACAACCAAAGAAGCGGCCACTATGTAAAATTCAATGTCGACAGTGAGCTGCGGGGAGATAGCCAGTCGCAGGCTGAGTATTTTAAAACAATGCATGAAACAGGAGTGCTGAATAAAAACGAAATTAGAGAGCTCATTGAACGCAATCCGATTCCACACGGTGACAAATATCTTGCCAGCTTAAATTATGTGTTCCTTGATTTCATGGAGGAATATCAGCGTCTTAAAGCTGGCGGTGCCGTGAAAGGGGGTGACATCAAGAATGAAGGATAAAGAGGTCCGGCAGTTAACAACACCCATTGAAATACGTTCAGAAGGTGAAGGGCAAAGCGAATTTGTCGAAGGATATGCTTTGAAATTTGAAAAATGGTCAGAGCGTCTTGGATGGTTCAAGGAGATTATCAGCAGGAATGCACTTGATTCAGCCGATCTTTCAAACGTTATTGCTCTTTTTAATCATCAGCAAGACTTTCCTTTGGCGAGAAATACTGTTTCAGGCGATTCTGGGCGTCTTGACCTTGAAATAGATGGAATAGGTCTCAAATTCAGATTTAAGCCCTCAGACACGTCATATGCTCGTGATTTAATGGAGAATGTCCGCAGCGGTGTTATTAATCAATGCTCTTTTGCTTTTTCACTCGATTATGGAGACGCAGAAGCGGACGAGTGGCGGCTGAATGAAGATGAGGACATCTACGAGAGAAGAATTAACAAAATACATCGTATTTTTGATATATCTCTTGTCACGACGCCAGCGTATAGCGATACAGAGGCAGTCGTAGGCGCCCGCAGTTTGGAAAAAGTGGAGCAATTGAAGGAGAGCCGCAACGCATCAGATGAAACATTAAAAATGGAATTGGAATTACTTGACCTTGTACTCCCGGAGTAAGGTCTTTTTTTGTGTCTAAATAAGGAGGAAACCTATATGCCAATGCAAATGAGCAAAAAAGAAATTCAATTAAGACAGCAATTTACCGAAAAGAAGCAGCAAGCAGACAAGGCACTGCAGGAGGGTAAAACAGATGAGGCCCGTGCCTTGCTTGATGAAGTGAAGCAGCTCAAGAATCAAATCGAATTGATGACCGAAGGACGTTCACTTGATGTGCCTGACTTGCCGGGCGGTGTGAATTTTGTGCCGGAACAGGAGCGGAATCCAGAGGGGCGATCAGGAAACGATGGGGATATAGAAGAACGACAAAATATGTTCCGCAAAGCCTTTATGAAGTCACTCCGCGGCAAGCGTTTAACTGATGAGGAACGTGACTTATTTGAAAGTGAAGAGTTTCGGGCAATGTCCGGAAAAAATGAAGAAGACGGTGGCATCCTGATCCCAGAGGATATTTCTAGACTAATCAAAGAGTTGAAACGGGAGCAAGTGCATCAGTTGGAGCAATACGTGACTGTTGAGCCGGTTGCAACTCGCTCAGGAAGCCGCATGCTTGAGAAAAATAGTGATTTGACTCCGTTTGCAGTTCTTGAAGAAATGGACGAGATTCAAGAAACGGATCAGCCGAAATTCTCCAAACTCTCTTATAACATTGTGGATTATGCTGGCATCTTGCCACTTTCAAATACACTGCTTCAAGACACAGACCAAGCAATCATGGCCTATGTTGCTAAATGGTTTGTAAAGAAATCAATCACAACGCGTAATGCTTTGATTTTGGCGATTCTTGATAGCTTGAAAAAAGTAGAATTTAAAGGGCTGGACGCAATTAAAAAAGCTTTAAACGTAACGCTTGATCCTGCTATTTCATCAGGCGCAATCATCATGACTAACCAAGACGGCTTTGACTATCTTGATCAGTTAAAGGATGCAGACGGCAAATATCTACTTAAAGACATCCCTTCTGAACCGACAAACAAAATGCTATTTGGTCGTCGGGTGGTGGTCATTTCAAACAAGATTCTAAAAACAAAATCAGGGAAAGCGCCTGTCATTGTCGGCGATCTAAAAGAAGCGATTGTTTTATTTGACCGCCAGCAACAATCAATTGCCTCTACTGATGTCGGGGCCGGTGCATTTGAGACAAATACAACTAAAGTGCGCGCCATTGAGCGTGAAGACGTGAAGTTGTGGGATTCTGAGGCTGTAGTGTACGGTCAATTGACGTTGCCTGCTGAGTAATAAAGGAGGGTTATCATGCGAGTAACTAAAAACTATACCACTGATGGCGGAGATCGTACCGTCATTGGCGGTGTTTTAGACATCGACGGTGGAACCGTTATGAAGGATGGTCAGGAAATTTCATTAGGCGGCGGAAATCAAACCGAAATGGGTGCAGGCAGTGTAACTCATGAAATGCTGCAGGATAAGTCAGTCCGCAGTAACAATATCGGCACCGGAAGCGTAATGGAAGAGCACTTGAATTCAGCTATCACAGAAAGAATATCAAGTTTAGAAGATAGATTGAAAGCTTTAGAGACAGCTAAAACAGAACCAGCTGCAACTGAATGAAAAATATAAAAGAAAAGGATGAGTGAAAATGGCAGAAGATTATCTTTATGAGAGTGGCGGAGTAAAAACATCATCTGAAAAGGGTGCTGACGGAAAAGCAATCACACCCGTTTATTTAAAAGAAAACAGCGAGGAAAACCCTGTGTATGTGAAAGGATTAAAAGGTGACCCGGGCCCGCAAGGACCACAAGGGGAAACCGGACCACAGGGCCCTCAAGGTGAAAAAGGCGAAACTGGTCCTCAAGGTCCGAAAGGCGAAACTGGTCCTCAAGGTCCGAAAGGCGATAAGGGAGACACAGGAGAACAAGGGCCTCAAGGGGAAGCAGGGCCACAGGGGCCGAAGGGAGAAAAGGGCGATCCAGCTGTAATTGCAGACGGCTCTATTACTCACGAAATGCTGCTGGAAAAGTCGGTTCGTAGCAAAAATATTGGCACAGGAAGCGTCATGATGGATCATTTGAATGCAGAGGTGAAGGCAGTATTTGACCAGCTGCAGAAGCAAATTGATGAGCTGAAAAATGAGGTGCAGACACTAAAAGGAACAGATGAAGCGCCACAAGAATAAGGCGGTGTATCCTAAATGGATTTAGAGGCTATTAAAAACTATTTAAAGGTCGAGCATGAAGAAGATGATCGCCAGCTCTTGAGACAAATAGCTGCGGCCAAAAGCTATATCATAAATGGAATAGGCAGGTATATAGAAGGGCACCCGCAATTTGAGCTGGTACTTCAAATGCTTGTTGAACATTGGTATGAAAACAAAGGGATATATGAGTCCGGGGGCACCGGCTCGTCTATCCCTTTTACTGCTGAAAATATATTGACGCAGCTGCGTTATATATCTGTGGAGGAACAAGAAGATGAGAAAAAAGATCAGCAAACTCCGGCATCGCCTGACCTTTCAAAAGAAAACCAAGATACAGGATGAAGAATTAAATTGGATTGATTCGTATGAGGACTTATTTACAGTGTGGGGAGCTGTTGAAGGGTCTGGTTCTCTCGGAAACAATGAAACTATGATTGCCGGCGCTTTGGGGGTTAAGTCGCCAAAAAAAATCACGGTGCGTTACCGGAAGGGTATAAAACAGGATATGCGAATTGTTGAACGTTTCCCTAAAAATAAGACAGAACGGGTCTTCGATATTTTGGATACCAACGATCCGGATGATCTACAAGAAGAGCTCGAGATTATTTGTCAGGAGGTGGGGATCAATGGCTGATATGAGTTTTGACGGTATAGATGATTTAACGCAGTATTTTGAAAAAATCGGTGGAGACGTTGAAAAGGTTGAACCTGTAGCATTGAAGGCTGGCGGTGAAATTATCGCTGAAAGGCAGCGCGGCCACGTTAACCGAAGTGATAAACAACAGCCTCATATGCAGGACAATATCACAGTCTCAAATGTAAGAGAATCCAAGGACGGAGAGAAATTTGTTGCTGTTGGTCCGAATAAAAAAGTAGCGTTCCGAGGGAAATTCTTAGAATGGGGTACTTCAAAAATGCCGCCGTATCCGTTCATTGAAAAAGGTGGACAAGAAGGGGAGGGGCCTGCTGTGGATTTAATGGAGCGAATACTTACAGCGCCGATCAAATGACGATGGACCCAGTTAGTGAATTGGTCAAAACTCTTACATCCAGTTCTATATTGGATGAATTAGTAACGGGCGGAATTCATAACCTTACTGCAAATGATGTGAATGCTTTTCCGAGAGTCATATTTTATGAGCTTAAAGACGCTGATGCCGGTTATGCAGATAATAAAGCATACTGTTTTGAAGTTCGGTTTCAGATTAGTATATTCACTCAAGCAGCTACGCGGAAATTTGAAAAGCCGATTGCTAATGAAATAGATAAGTTAATGCGTTCAATCGGTTATGGCCGGTATGATTCGCAACCATTATATGAAGAAGACACCAAAGTCTATCACAAAGCAATGAGATATGTGAAAGGCTATTTTAGGGAGGAAGAATAGATGGGAAAAATTTTAACCGGACTGGATATGTTCCATATCGCAGAAGTTCTGAAAGATACAAAAGATGAACTTGAGTTTTCAGTTCCAGAGGAATTACCAGGTGCTGTTAGTATGAAACTTGATCCGAAGTCTGAAACGGAAACTTTCTATGCGGATAACGGTGCGTATGCACAGTTAAGCAGCTTAGGTGACATTGACGGGGAAATGGAAGTCGCAGATTTACCCCTTGATATGCAGGCGAGGATTTTCGGGAAAACGGTTGAAAATGGCATTCATTTCTCTAGTGCAGATGACAGGCCACTAGAGATTGCGCTGGGTTTCCGTGCGAAAATTTCAACTGGTGGCTACCGTTACTATTGGGCTTTAAAAGGAAAGCCAGAATTAGTACCAGTTGAACATAAAACGGAGGAAGGAAAACCGTCGCCTCAATCTACTCAAGTGAAAATTAAATTTAGTCCACTGACTAATGTAAAAAAAGGAAAGAGAAGATGGGAAGCTAAAGCCGAAGAAGGAAACGGCATTAATGCTGATACTTGGTTCAGACAAGTTGTCTATAACAAAGATAGTTTTACTTCTGGCGGAAACGATGAAGTTGTGGACGTTGGTAAATAAGTAACCTGAGCGCTTTAAGCGCTCTTTTTTCTTGAATTAAAAGGAGGAATAAAAGTGGAAGCTTTAACAATCACTTTAAGAATTGACGGGAAAGACAAAAAGTTCGTGACACCAGACTTCATTTCCGGAAAGTTTTTTCGTACCGCTGCAGCTATTGCAGAAGACTTTGAATCTAATGATGATGAACGACTGTTCACTGAAAAACAAAATGAATTTGTCTGTAATATATTCGGAAATAAATTTACGCTTGATGAATTTGAAAACGGGATTGATTCTCGTCTAGCTGCAAGAACAATTTATGCTACTGCAAATTATGTTCTTGGAAACATAACAGAAGCCAGCGCTCTGTTAAATCCGAATCAGAATGCAGATGGTGAAGAACCGGGGGAGTAAGTTTGTCCGAGGCTGTCATGGATATGTATAACGCCTTGGAAGAAGTCGGGTTCTCCCAAAACCAAATTGACGAAATGGACATTGTGTATCATCTCAAACGGTTGGCTAGGAGAAAGGAAACAACTGAAAATCCAAAAACTAATGAGAATGATCAAGTGTACATAGATCAGATTTTAGGATAAGGGGGTGTCCGATTGAGTAAGGATATTAAAGTCAAACTGTATTCCAATTCATCGCAGTTTAATACTGAAATGCGTGGTATTGCTGTTCAGATGAAAAATATCAAATCTGAGTTCGAAAAGAATCGTACAGCAGTCGGTGTATGGGGGAATCAGTTAAGGACCGCCCAAGTAACAGCCCGGACTCTTAGTCAACAGCTTGAGCAGCATAAACAAAAAGTAAAAGCCCTTGAAAGAGCTTATGCAGATGCAGCGATCAAAAAGGGAAAGGATGCAAAAGAAACACAATCTCTTGCCCGACGTCTGAACAATGCGACTGCGCAGATGAATAGAACGCAGCATGCCTTGAATGAAACAACTCAGAAAATCAAAGAAATGGAAAGCGCATCAAGAATAGCTGCAACACGTATCAGGCAGATGGGTCAGCGCATGAATTCTGTAGGCGGAACAATGCGGAATGTTGGATCATCGGTTGCGATGACATCGGGTGTGGCCTTCGGTGGCTTAGTTCTGACATTCAAAGATGCCATACAAACAGGTATGGAATTTGAAAAACAAATGAGCAAGGTAAAAGCGATCTCTGGCGGAACGGCGTCAGAGGTAGCCAAATTGAAAGAGCAAGCAAAAGAGCTCGGTGCAACCACTGTCTTTACAGCAAGTCAGGCGGCGGATGCACAGGGCTTTTTAGCAATGGCCGGATTTAAAGTAAATGATATTTACGATGCAATGCCGGGGATGCTCAGTCTTGCGGCTGCTGGTCAATTGGAGCTGGGCGCGGCGGCAGATATTACGTCAAATATCATGTCTTCTTTTGCTCTGAAAGCAAAGGAATCAGGTCACGCTTCGGATGTCATTGCTTATGCAGCTGCTAACGCAAACACAAATGTAGAGCAGATGGGCGAAGCTATGAAATTCTTGGCGCCTAATGCTCATTCACTTGGATGGGGCATGGAGGAGTCAGCTGCCGCCATTATGGCCTTTGGTGATTCTGGTCTCCAAGGAACTCTAGCAGGACAAGCGTTTGGAACATCTTTAACCCGCCTTGCAGCGCCTTCCAGAAAAGCAGCCAAGGAAATAGAAAGATTAGGCTTTAATTTCTTTGATGCTGCTGGGAATATGAAGAGCATGCCAGAAGTAGTCGCTGAGATGGAAAAAGGCATGAAGGGCATGACAAAGGAGCAACAGGCAGCTACGCTGAAAACAATTGTGGGTGCCGAGGCGTATAAACATTGGACAATTCTTCTTCAAAAGGGGTCGAAAGCCCTCGGAGATAATACAAAAGCTCTTGAAAAGTCAGACGGGGCAGCAAAAAAGATGGCGGATACCATGCTGGATAATGCACATGGTAGTATCGTAGCGTTTGAATCAGCGCTTGAAGGCGCGAAAATTAAGCTTACCGAGAGCCTGTTGCCGGCACTTGGTGATTTAGCTGATAAAGGTGCCGATATTATATCCACTTTTAACAATATGGATTCCAGCACCGTTCAAACGATTGCCAAAACCGCACTTCTTGCCACAGGGGTTCTAGGCGTAACAACAGCCGTTGCAACGTTAACAGCTGGTATTGGAGCCCTCCTTGCATTCACTGGTCCAATTGGTTTGGCAATTGTCGGCGGAACTGCCCTTCTCGGAGGAATCACTGTTGCTACCTATGCTTACAACGAAGAATTAAAGAATCAAAAGAAGAAGCAGGAAGAGGCACGGGAAGCCGCATTGCTATATGGTGAAGGGGTTTCTAAAGCGACTCAAAAGTCAGCAGCGGCTTATGTTGATTTGAGAGAAAAAGCTGAACTTCAATTATTTGAATTGAGCCGGGTTTCCGGTGAAGAAGCAGAAAAAATGTCTTCTAAACTTGTAACCACTTATTCTCAAATGCGGGACAGTCTAATCAAGGAACTTGAGGGATTAAAGAAAGATGCGTTGGTTGTTCTCAAAGGATTATTTGAAGATACAGACGAGAACACCAAGAAACAAGGCGAAAAGATCACAGATAAGATGGTCGGCGCTATTGATAAGGATATGCAGGAAGCCCGCCAAAAAGTAAAAGAATTAGAACAGCTACAGAAGGATACGGGTCTTGTATCCTCAAAAATGAATGAATCGCAAAAGGCTAAATTCAATGAGATTCTTTCATACTTTGAGCAATCTACAAGTAAGTTTGCGGCCAATCAAAAAGAAGCTATTGCCATGCAAAAAGCTGTTTCCGAGCAACAAGGGAAACTATCATTCAAACAGGCGAAACAGTACAACGATGATATTAAGAAGGTTTATGAAGATGGACAACAAGCAGCCAAAAAGGACTTGGATTATCGGAATGATGTCATTGAAAAACTATATGCACAGGGCTATATTGATGCAGAAAAACGCAATACTTTGCTCAGTAAGAGTACAGCTGATTATGACAAGGCTTTAGCAAAAAACACAGCTGCTTATGAAAAGAATTCAAGTGCTCTCTTCTCAAAAATGTCGAGAGACGGACAACTATTAGATTTAGAGACTGGAAAAGCATTAAAGCGACAAGATGAATATATTTCTAACTCAATGGGGATTATGGTCAAAACTGAGGAATCTGAATCCGCCTATCAAGAACGTTGGGCCAATAAACAGATTGAGTTTCTTCAAAGTCTAGGAAAAAGCAAAGAAGATGCCATTGCTACGACACAGCAAGCACTTCAAGAGTTTTATCAAGGCGTGGGGATGACAGAAGGCGAAGCCCGCGCAGAAGCAAGTAAAGTTGTCTCAGCTGTTGAAGATGAAATGAACAAGCCTGGTAACACGGAAGCTGCCGGTCAAAAGGTTGTTCGCGACTTTGCCAGCGGCTTAAAACAAGCAAAGCCGGCTGTTGTGGGAGAAGGAACAGTTTTACAGCAGGCCTTAAATAATTCATTGAAGTCTGATACTGCTACACCTAACCAAGCCGGTAAGTCTAAAGGGAACGCATTCAAATCAGGTTTGAATTCCACAAAAAACTCTAATGTTCAAAGTGGATCGGTCTTGCGTCAGGCTGTGCTGAGTGAGCTCAACAAAGGCGGAGGACAGGCCAGTTCAGCTGGTCAGAACAAGGGGAATAAACATAAATCCGGTTTGAACTCAACGAAAGGAGCAAACACCTCTGCAGCTGGTTCACTCAGTTCATCCGTAACAAATACTCTTGGAAAAACTACAGATGGTGGCGGAGGTAAGAAAGCCGGGACCATGTTTTCGAGTGGAGTGAACAGCAAAAAAGGAAGTGCGAGCAGTGCAGGGAAGAATGTTTCCAACAGCGCGAAGACAGGGTTGAAAAGCGTTAAAACAAACAGTGTAGGTCAAGACTTTGTAACTGGATTTATCAATGGAATGGGATCTCTAAATGGATCACTTGTGAGTGCCGCATGGAAACTTGGGAAATCTGCACTTAGTTCATTAAAGAAATCCATTGACTCGCATTCTCCGTCAAAACTGACTCAATCAGAAGGTCATAACTTTTCTGATGGTTTTGCAATTGGGATTCAAGATAAAGCTAAAACAGTGAAGAAAAGTGCTGTTTCCATGGCTCAAAGCACAATGAGCTCATTTAAACAGGAACTTAGCCAGATGGCTTTTGACATAAAGGGCGCGGCCGATCAGCTGATTTCCATGAAATCGGAACTTGTGGTTAGAAACGAAGTAGATACCCCATCGTTAAACCAGAAGCTTGATGCTTTGATCACGCTTTTATCCAAGGGACTTACAGGTGATGGAAGAGGAAGCGCAGGGATGGCACAAACTCCGATTGTCATTCAGCCTGCACAAGTTCATATGGATGGTCAGCATATTGCAAATATCCTGTTTGAAAAAGGAGATGGGAAGATTCTTGATCAAAAGAGCGCGGACCGTTACAACCAGAGTGCCTATAAAGGTGGGGTGAGAGGCTAATGCTTGATCTATATATAGATTTTAACGATGGGAAGGGAGAGCGAGAGCTGACAAGCTTGCTCCCTCGTTTTAGTGTGAGGAGTTTTACACCCGACTCTCCTAATATTGAGCGAGAAACAACAACTATGTCGAGAATAAACGGATTGGTCTTGCCGCAGCATCCCCGGGATGTTGTGTATAAGGAGCGAAGTATAAAAGTTGAATTTCTTCTTGATTCAATTATTGCTGAGACGTTTTACCAGAACAGGCATGAACTTTATGCCTTGTTAGTTCAGCCGTTTCCCTATTACATTTCAACGGATTTGTTTCCTAACCGTCGTTTTCTTGTTACTTGTGACGGGAATTTCTCTATCCCGAAAGATAAGCAGAAAAACCATGCAACATTCACTGTAGAGTTTACAGACATTCTCGGGCTAGCCGAATCTAAGTATACATCTTCAACACTCCAGAATTTTAACGGAGAACACTGGAGCTCGGGCATGGGAATTTTAATGAGGGATGATCTTGAATATCACTTCAAAAACAAAAAGCGATTCAGCATTTATAATCCGGGGGATGCCATTGTAAATACTTTGCAGCATAACTACAATGTTACCTTTTGGGCTAAAGGCAAGAATGTCACAATAGTCAATCACACGAACGGTGAAAAGCTAAAGATTGAACAAGAACTTCAACGATCTCAGAAGGTAACATTCATCAAACAATATACAGTGATTAATGATAAACGAATTAAAACCTCTGGCCGGCTTCCGTCTTTAGATATTGGATGGAACGAGTTTGAAATACAAAACTCGAATGATTTTGAAATCAAATTTGACACCCATTTTTATTACAAGTAAGGAGGGATGATATGGCTGCAGCAGACTTTATTAAAAGCCTTGTACCCGGCGCACAAAATGTATACAAAAAATATAATGTTCTCGCCAGCCTTGTCATTGCTCAGGGATGTCTTGAAAGTGGGTACGGCACAAGTGGATTGGCGCAAAAAGCTCATAACCTTTTTGGCATAAAAGGGACATACAACGGTCAGTATGTCTTGATGTGGACAAGTGAGCAAGACAAATACGGAAACGTTACTCGGATTCAAGCGAAGTTTAGAAAGTATCCCTCCTATGCTGAAAGCTTGGCTGATTTAGGAAGCTTGTATAACCGTCTTGATCGGTATAAGGCGGTTGTGGGTGAAAGCAATTATAAAAAAGCATGCCAAGCAGTAAAAGACGGCGGGTATGCTACTGACGTGAACTATCCGAGCAAGTTAATCAGTATCATAGATAAATATAATTTGACGCAATATGACAACATTACGACGCTGCCTGACGAACCAGATGTACCAGATAATCCAGATACCCCGGTTGAGGAACCTGTATTTCCAAGTAAAGAATATGCGGGGAAAGACGTTTCTTTAAATAAAAACTTGCCTTCAGACGTTGATTTTCCTCAATTGTTTGTTTCTACGACGGACGGAACGGATGTTGTTGAAATAACAGGAGTTATTGTTGATTTGACAGATGACACAACGGGAAAGAAAAGCTTCACCTTCACTATTACAAAAACTCAGCAGAATGCAGCTGAATTTGATCTTTTAATAAACGACAATATCCTTTATATCGACGAGAGGAAATTCAATCACCAAAAATACTACATTACGGATGTTGACCTGAAACAATCAAAAAATGTAATCACGAAAACGATTACCGCGAATCATATCTATTCTGTGCTTTTAGTCGAAAACCGTGTTGAGGAAACTGTATCTAAAAAGCTAAAGCTAAAAGAGGCGCTTGATATTGCGTTAAAAGGGACGGACTTCACTTATGTATTAGAAGCTCCTGAAAGTGATTTCCCATCGGCAGAAGAAGAGAATTTCGGAGAGAAAAACAGCACAGAATTGATGGATCAGATCATAGAGGATTATGACTTAGAAATTGATGTTGATAATTATAAGATTCATGTTTACAAGAAAATGGGACAGGAAGTAGACTTCACGCTTGATTCCCGTTATAACATGCCGGGAATTAACATTAAAACAAACTCGCAAAACTGCACGACTCGGGCATGGGGATACGGTGCCATGGAAAAGGATAGCAATTCTACGGATAAGAAACCTAAGTATGTTTTTGAACCTATTCTTTATGTTCATCCCGAAGAGAAAAAATTCTTACGAGAAGGTAAACCAAGATGGGCCGATCCGCTAAAAGATGAAACAATAAAAAAGGCTAGCAGCATGGTTTCAGCTTTAAAAAAACATGTAAATCCTTACCCGGAAACAACGGTAAGTGTTGATTATCAATATATCTATGAACCTAAGCTTTTATCCATAGAAAAACCTTTTTGGAAAGGTGATACCATTCATGTTTTAGCAGATACAGCCGAGGGTATTACTTTTGAAGATGATGTTCGTTTAGTAACGATTCAGTATAATCCTTTGAATCCTTACAGCAGTCCAAAGCTTACATTTGCAAACTATAGAAAAGATATTCAAGACATTGCAGTCAATCAGGCCAAGAAAATAAGAGATCAAAAAAGATATATTGACCAGATAATACAAACGCTACGATAGGCGTTTTTTTATTTTGTCCTCAAAGGAGTGAAACAGTTGATCAGGCTTAGGAAATATTACGACACTACTCGAAATACAGTATATGAATCTCAATTATCGGAAGATATGAATAGCATCGAAAAAGAGATTAATAACCTAGACGGTGATTTGAGGAATCATAAGTCTGATTTTCAGGCACATACCAGTGATCAAATTACCCATCAAGGTTTTTCTCTCCGAACATATGTTGAAAGCCTCTATAACCGTATGCGTAATTTGATTCTTAATGCTGACGGAACAAATGTAAAAGAGGTCGTCGATGCCCGTGTGGATACTGACGGTAATATTGCGCCCTTATTAAAAGAACGGCTCGACCGGGATTACATGAGATTGAATAAGCGAATAAAACGTGTCGTTCATGTGGATGATTATGGTGCAGAAGGAGATGGGGTAACAGACTGTTCCGAAGCGATTATGAAAGCCATGGGCAATGGTAAAGTGAAAATTAAACTGGGGCCGGGTGTCTATGTCGTTCGTGGTGTAAAGCTAAAAAGCAACGTCATCTTTGAGGGTGACGGAATGGATATTACCACTCTTATTCTTCATGATGAGACACCATCAGATGAATGGGTGATTACGAACGCTGATCATCAGGGCGGTAACAAAAATATCGTAATTCGTGATATGACACTTGATTGGAATCGTGAACGGCAAAATGGAACCATGAAAGCCATGGGTGGAGTAAAATCCAGCTGCTTATTGTTAGCACAGGTAAAAAACGCTTGGGTTCAAAGAGTTCGAACTGTAAACCCGGCGTTACATGGAATCGATATTTCCGCACCTACTTACGATATTTCGGATAGTGACTACACTAAAAACGGTTGTGACTCAATTTGGATTGATGGATGTATTTGTGAAGGATATGGAGACGATGGAATTACAACTCATTACAGCAAAAATATTTTCATCACAAACAATAGGTGTTTGTATCCATCTGGAACAGCCCATGCCCTTGGTAAAGCCAATTCAAATGGTATTGAAGTAGATGACGGCTCTAAAGACGTGTGGTTATTTAACAATTATACGGAAGGGAATGTCCGTGGGGTGGAAGTAAAGGCACATGCGAAGTGGCCGGCACCTTCTAATGTTCATGTTTACGGTCATCAATCATTCCGTGATGTGAGAGCGTATGACCTTCGTCATATCGGACATCATTATGCAAATGAGCCCTGGAGCGAAACAGCAAGAGATGTCACTTTAGTAGACTGTACAGCTAAGGAGCCGATATTCAATGATTTGTACGCTGGGCTAGAGCCGAAAGCGCTTGTGATTTCTGCTTATCAGCGTGTTACAGTACTGGGCTTTACAGCACTTGGTGATCCTACCTATGACTATAAAGGGACCCCAGTTATCGCCTTCCAGTATAAAAGCCGCAAGATTAACATTAATGGTTTGAACATTTCTGGATTTGCGAAGGCGGGTTCGGATGTCCGTATCTATGGCGGTGATCAAAGAACGGATGATGTTCGTATTTCGAATTTTACTATCCATGATTCAGCACCAGAGGGAATTTCCATCGGCGGCGGGGTTTACTATGTCACTTTAATGAACGGTATCGCTCATACAAGAGGCGGAAGTATAGGGATTTCGTCACCAAACAATCGGGCTGATATAACAGCAGTTCGGGCTGTTGGCTATACTAATGCGGCAGTTTTAGCAGGTCAAAAATATAGTTCGGTACCTACAAACATAAAAGGCGGCTTCCGGGCTGCTGCCAGATCGGGCTCACCTCTAACGGATACAAGTGCAATCATAGCTGGATCGGGAACGATTATCGCGAAGGGCGAACGGAATTTCATTGCTGGTATTGCTGGCGGAGCATCTACAGAAGGATCGCGCAATGGTGTTATGTTCTCCTATAACTCTCATACAAAAGGAGCCAGCGGTTCTTCGGTTGTTATGGCTTCTAAAAATGTAATAAATACCAAAGAATACAGCATCGCTTTAGGGCATGGTGACGGTAATCCATCAGAAGGAAACAAAAAGATCGAGTTAGATGCAATTGGCGGAAATGTTCGCGCTACAAACCGTGTAGAAAGCGTCTCAGACCTTAAAGACTTTGCAGAATACTTTGAGTCAACTGACGGACAGAAAATTGAAGCCTCCTACCTTGTTGCTTTGGAAGGCGAAAAGATTAAGAAAGCCGACGCTGGCGATAAGATTCTCGGTGTTGTGTCGAAAACGGCCGGGCTTGTCCTCGGTGGTGCTGCTTTCGATTGGAAAGACCGGTATTTGAGAGATGAATTTGGCGGCATTATTTATCAAGAGGTTTATGACGGTGAACGGGTTATAACGGTTCCGGCGGAAAATCCAGACTATGATCCTTCAGAGGCTTATAAGCCTCGTGAAGAGCGAGACGAGTGGCATGTCATCGGTCTAATTGGTCAGGTGTTTGTTCGTATTGACTCCACAGTTAGGGTAGGTGATAGCGTAACGGCAATTGAAGGGATAGCGACAAAAGCTGAGTCCAACGGATACGGCACTGTAATGAAAATTGAAATGCCATACGACAAAGAAAAAGGCTACGGGGTAGCCAAGATGATCGTCACGCCGCAACATTAAGGAGGTTCATTCTTGATTTATAAAAATGCAAACGTCACGTATGATATTAACTCACATGGATCAAACGGAAGATCAACAAACATTCAATTTATGACCCAAGATACGGGCAGCGCCAAGCTGTCCTTTTCTTTTACAAAAGATAGTGTCCCACTTCCATTGTCCGCGGTTGATGCAAAAATTGTTTTGCTTTATCCGGACGGTTCTTTCTATAAAAGGAGTCTTACTCTCGTAGACAAAGTGAACGGAAAAGCAGAGTACATTTTGTCTGATGCAGAATTAAAACATCCCGGTATTGTGAAGGCAGAATTAAAGCTTTACTACACAAATGGTCAAGCTCTGGCTACTTCCTTTTTTACGTTTACGATATCAAAGACTTTGGAGGATCAGAACATCGTTCCGACAGCTGACTATTACATTGATGATTTTGAAACGCTGAGAGACGGGATAAACCGCATCGTCGAAGAAATCAGTCAGACTATCGAGGAATTACAGAAGAAATTTGCCGATCTGGAAGCTATTGAAACGAAAGAGGGCGCGCAGCAGAAGGCGGATGATGCAGAGGAAAAGGCCAGAGCTTATACGGATGAACATGCGAATGACGAAGAAAAGCACATTACAGCTTCTGAAAGAAAGGCGTGGAATGCCAAGGAAACTCCCTCCGGCGCGCAAAAGAAAGTAGACGCTCATGCGAACGATCAAGAAAAGCATGTTTCTGCAGCAGATCGGAAGGCTTGGGACGCCAAGGAAACCCCTTCGGGTGCTCAGGATAAAGTAAACACGCACGCCAATAACACGGACATTCACGTAACGGCCGAAGATCAGGCGCATTGGGATGATATGACCCGGCAGTTCAAAGCTCATAATTACAACCAAGAACGGCATATTTCTAAAGCTGAACGGAAGACATGGAACGGAGCTGCCACCTATGCCAACATCATGTTGAAGAATGGAGCCGCCGCAGGGACGCGGACACCGATGTACGCAAAGTGGGGGGCGTTTTTAATCTTACGGGGGCATGTGAAAACAGACGCCGAAATTATATTCGGCTCCATCCCCGCGGCATACGCGCCCGCTGGCGGTTCCGTTATAACCGTGCCGTTAAGTGGAACAGGCGGCACAGCAAATTTAATCATTTATGATAATGGGGATTTAAAAATAAAATATCCGGACCCGGCGGACTCAAGTAAGACGGGCGGAGGCTACTATCTGGATGTGGTCGTGGGCTTTCAGGAAGGAGACACAGCATGATTCAGGTTTATGAATACGATGAAAATTTTATTTTGACCAAACCCGTTCCGATTGAGCCTGACGAAGAAGGTAACTATACAATCCCTGAGAATTGTACAACCGTCCAGCCTCCTTCTTTTATAAGAGCAAGGTTTCATCCGGATGAACAGAATTGGACGGAGGAAGCCACAAAAGAAGAGAAGGACGCTTTGTTAAAACAGATTGAAACCGGGAAAGTTCCTTCACCATTAGAAGAATTAAAGTCTCAAAACGCGGCAATTATGGTGCAACTGGCTGAAGCCCAGAACTTGATAGAGTCTCAGGCGGAAATGATCGCGGACTTATTATTAATGCTGGCTGAAGGAGGGGAAACGTGATGGATTGGTTTAGAAATATCAAAACCATCTATGGGTGGGGCAGACAGTATTACACAAATGCTGACGTTGCCCGTTTTGTTGTCTTAAATAGAATCACAGAAGATCAATATAAAGAAATCACCGGTCTCACCTATCCAGCTACAGAGCCGGTTGTCATAGATTTAGGAAGTTAACCAACACCCGTGAAGGTGTTTTTATTTTGCCATGAGGGAGGTGAGGGCTTTATGGAAATGGATATTACACAGTATTTAATCACTCAGGGGCCCTTTGCTGTGTTGTTTTGCTGGCTCCTATTCTATGTCATGAAAACGAGTAAGGAAAGGGAATCTAAGCTCTATGATCAAATTGATTCTCAAAATGAAGTCTTAGGGAAGTTCAGTGAAAAGTATGATGTCGTAATTGAAAAGCTAGACAAAATTGAAAGCAAAGTACAATAGGGGGATTACACTATGAAAAACTATGACAAAGGCACGGTCATTCGGACGGTGCTTCTTTTGATTGCACTTATTAACCAAACAATGCTGATGCTTGGTAAGTCACCGTTGGATATTTCAGAAGATCAGGTGAATCAGCTTGCGGATGCTCTTTACACTGCTGGTTCTCTCATTTTTACTATCGGGACTACAGTGGTAGCATGGTTCAAAAACAACTATGTGACAACAAGAGGGCACCAACAAAAAGCAGTTCTCAAACAAAACAATCTAACAAAATGATGCTGCTGGATAACCCGGCAGCTTTTTCTATATTAAAAATGAATGGAGAGAATGAATATGACAATCACAGTGAAAAAGAACCTTGTATCAGAAGCAAAATACGCCTTGAAATGTCCTAATCCAATGACTGCAGAATACATCACCATTCATAATACTTACAATGATGCATCTGCTGCTAATGAGGTCAGCTACATGATTGGAAACACCAGTTCAACGAGCTTTCACTTTGCCGTTGATGACAAAGAGGTAAGGCAGGGCATCCCAACAGATCGCAATGCATGGCACACAGGAGACGGCACAAACGGCACTGGGAACCGTAAGTCTATCGGTGTCGAAATTTGTTATAGCAAATCGGGAGGCGCTAAATACTACGCTGCTGAAAAATTGGCTATTAAATTTGTGGCGCAGCTGCTCAAAGAGCGCGGCTGGGGTGTTGATCGAGTCTGCAAACATCAAGACTGGAATGGCAAGTATTGCCCGCACCGTATTTTGTCAGAGGGTAGATGGAACGAGGTTAAGGCTGCCATTGAAGCAGAATTGAAGTCACTGGGCGGGAAAACAAGCTCAAGCAAAACAAAGACAGCCAAAAAGACAACAACAAGCTCAAGCAAAAAGAAAACATCATATGCGCTGCCTTCTGGCATCTATAAAGTGAAAAGTCCAATGATGAAAGGCGCGTCTGTAACACAGATTCAGAAAGCGCTGGCGGCTCTTTATTTCTACCCGGACAAAGGGGCGAAGAATAACGGTATCGACAGCGTATATGGTCCGAAAACAGCAAATGCAGTCAAACGGTTCCAGCTGATGCACGGGCTTTCAGCAGATGGTATCTACGGACCGAAAACAAAAGCAAAATTGGCATCTCTGTTAAATTAACAAAAGAAGCCCTCTATTAAAGGGCTTCTCTTTTATACATTTCGAATAGTCATATCACATTTATCTTCCTCTGAAGCATCCATAGCCTTATAAAGCACCTCAAAGAAAGTTTGTCCGTCGTTTGTCGCGAAATAGTTTGATAGATTGGTAACTTTTTGACTTATGTTATTACCCCATGGAGGATTTTTTGATAAGTCTTCAATATCCCAAATAACTTTTTCAGGAGGGAGTTTAGAAAGTTCTGCTTCAATTTCTTTTAAATTCTCTCTAGCAGTTGGAACGTCGCTCCACTCTAATTTATCATGGTATAAGTTATTCATTAATAAAGGATATTTTGTTCCCCATCCATCTTTTTCTAAATGATATGAGATTGTAGAAAAAAATGAATGAACAAAGTCGCCGTGTCCCGCCTCATAGAAAAAGCAGTCAACCATAAAACCTACTGCCATATTAGACACCCCTAATCCATTTTAAATATTATTTCTGCTTTATTATCCGTTCTTTCATCTATTTTTCTTTTGACATCTCTTAATATATCTCTTGATACTGTCTGACCACGTACGTCTATTATAACAGTTTGTTTTGTTCCTTCTGGTAAGTCTTTCATCCTTTTGTTAAATTGATTGGTTACAATTCTAACAAGATTACTTCTTCCTGATGATGTGGTCAACTTATAATTTTTTACCTCAATGCTATGCCCTGTATTATAAAAATCAGGGCGGGAGCTATCCTTAGTTCCGTGTTTTACCTCGATTCTCTCCTTAAAGGACACTTGGTCTTTGTATCCGGGATAATCCTTTCCAACGTCAACTTCTGACTGGCGCCAAGATGGTCTTTTAGAGCCAGTTGTTTTTTTGGCATTTAGTTTAGTATTAACTCCACGTAAACCGAATCCACCAAGCATCGATAACGCATGATTAAGACTGTTCTGACGTTGCTCATCAGAAATCTTATTTCCAAACATATCCCGGCCAGTTATTGCTTCGCTAAAACCGTTTGCAGATGCGAGGCCGTAAAGTCCTTTGCTGGAGTTTTGAAGAGCGTGAAATGTCTTAGGCGTTTTATAGACATCAAGCGCTTTGTCTGCCCTATAGATGGCTGTGCTCGTTGAGTAGACAGCCTTTCCGCCTTTGGCTAATTTGCCGGCCCAGCCAACTATAGGGATGTAGCCGGCCGCAGCCATTGCGCCAGCTGCCACCCGTTGCCCATCAGTTAATTTTTCACCGGTGACTGGATCGACGCCATCAGTAGCTCTCTTATAATCATAATATCCGGAGACTTCCCCCGTAAAATTACAAACGACATCCCAGGTCTTTTCATACCACGGCCTATTTGCGAGTTCTTCCTGTTCCTTCGCAATTCTTCTTTGTTCGGCCTGCTGATCTTTAAAGGAAATATAATCAGTAGTTTGTTTTTTTACATCCTCAGTCATCTTATGAATTTCACTGTCCCTATAAGCTTTTGCATTATAGTGTATAGGGGAGGCGTTTTTACCTTTTGCTGTAGCGTTCATGAGTGCTTGGTAATCAGCCAGAATCATTTGTTCATTTGCTTCTGAGAGGGCGTATTCTGATGTCAGATTCCCATCAACTTCACTTATTTTCTCGACTGCATTTTTGCGTTTTTTCTCTGCAGAGGATAACTCATTTTTAAAATCTTCTGTTGAAAAAACATCTAAAGGAAGGACATCATGTATTTCATTTAAGATGTCTTTGATGGCCTTTTTCTGTTCTGACATGATGGCTTTGGATTTAGAATTAGCATTGGCCAACTCATGCTCTAGGAAAGATTCTTCTATGTAGGCATCTGATAAGCTAGCGTCTTCCAAAATACCAGGAATACTCGTTAAAAAAGAAATTTTCATCTCAATTAGATCAATCCATTGGTCGGCAATGCCGGCTTGATCTTCATAAAATGATTTGATATTATTTGCACCTTTACCTGAAAACTCACTATCATCTAAATCAGCGACAGCTTTGAATGCTTTTTTTAATTTGATCATTTTACTTTTTAATTCTTTATATTCTTTTGTACGGCTTTCAGTCTCGGAAAGCAGTGTTTTGGCCTCAAATACTTTCATGATCATATCCCTTCTTTTGGAATTCTGCATTCAAAATTTTACCACGAAGAAAAGTCGAATAATTGAAAAGTCTTTGTATTAGATGAAAATGATTCGTTTGATCTGTGTCTATATTCCTATTGAATAAAACAAAAATAGTCCCGGCTCATTTCACAGCGGGACTTTATATAATCCATAGAATGTTTGGTATGGTTTCAATTCAGAAGTTTAACTTAGCATCAAGTTCCTGCAAACCCTCTGAGTTGTTTTTGTCAGGCCAGAAATCCCATTGAACTCTAACAGATTTAATATCATCAGGTTTATTTAATGTTTTGACTGGAAAAAGAACGATGCCATCTGTTTTTGCTCCAGACATTATATCTCCATCAAAGCTCTGGCTATGAAGACTTGCTGTGATTTGTTCCCTGGTGTTCGTGAGTAGAGTACCTTGCGTAGGATAAGTCAAAATGTCTTTAGTGCTACTGTTATCAATAATCATATGGACACCTATTACACCTTGATCGCCTGATTCAAGATCCTTTTTCACGATGCTAATCTGATCGATACTAAACTTTACATTGCCTTTATTTACAGACCAATCAACATCATGTTGTATAATAATTTCTTCATCTTGAGAATTAGACAAATCCTCTTCAGCAAATGATTCGATATTGGAGTTGCCTGACCCAGTAGTGCTCTCTGTTTTTTTATGTGAGTCAGGATTCAACACACCCATTATATAAAAAAGACATAGAGCCAAAATAAGACCGGTTGGAGCTAATCGTAGGCCTATTTTTCTAGTTTTATTGAAGAAAATAAAAATCAATCCTGTTAAAAATCCAAAAGCTGATAAGACTCCAATAATACCAAGAATAATCATAAAATCCCCCTCTTGTTTACAACACATTTACATTTTAAAACAGATGGGTGTAATTTTCTATTCTATACAGGAAATAACAGACCGGATAAGAAAGCAAAACTTATATCTCTAATATAATAAAGGAAAATCTTTATCTCTTTACAGAGAAGGGAAATTTCTTGTTAAACCTATTGACGGTAGTAAATAGATATTGTATAATTAAGGTATAGAAAGGAGGTGCTGGAGTGGACGAGGTGAGAAACTGGATTCTTGCTGTCGCTGGTATCGTGACCATCATCAAACACATCTACGATATATGGCAGAAGGAAAGCGAAAAGCATAGCAAGAAAAAGAAAAAGCGCTCCCGCCGGGTAAGCAAGAAGCGCTGATACACAGTGAGCAAAGGGGAGAAATCCCCTTGCTCATACCATTATATCACGTCCACGATAGTATGAAAAAATATTTTAAGCAGTACAGCACAGGTGACTTTGCCGTTTTGCTCATTTTGGTTGCGGGGATCGTTGCAATTGATCTGACTGACGGGGGTATGTCTGGAAAAATTGCGCATACTGTATTGATGATAGCCGTTGTTGTTACCTTGTTAAAAGGATTCATTATGATGTGGAGAGAAAGCCGACATGAAAGAAAGAGAAAAAATTAA